TAGTACAGACGGGACAATATCAGATGCAGAGGGATATCTTGGCGATCTAAGTCAATATACTTTACTGGAGCCTCTTAGAAGTCTAAAACTAAGACTTTTCAATCTACAAAGGCATCCTTCAGTTTCTATAGACGATGATGATTTTTTCAATTCTCGTCATGCAGCGGCAATTGCTCCAGAAACTTCACCTGAAGAACTAAAAAAAATCTATCCAGTTCGTGAGCCACAAACTAGAACTAACATTCCTTTAGGTGATATTAAACAAAGAAATGAACCTATAAAAGCGCCAACAGATTATTCATCAATTCACCCAATTTATAGACAAAGACCTGATCAGGCCTCTTTACGAAAGGCCGCAATGAATAAATATCTTTCTGGAGACGTGGACATTGATAAATATCTTTCTGGAGATGTGGGTACTCCTCCTCCTTCTTCAGGTCGAAGAAAACTTTTCCCTCAATTAACTTTCCCGAGCAAAGATGATTTAGAAAACTTTAAAAAGAATAGAAATGTTCCACCAAAATCAGACAATTTTGACATAGGTGATGATGCTCATGTGGCACGAACATTACGGGATCTTCCTATATTTCCGACCTCGAAGACTAAATCACCTCCTATACCAGAACAATTTACAAGTCAAAGATTGCGAGGTTGGATTAGTCGTTAATTTATTGTAGGAAGGGAGGGATCTTGGCTTTATCTAATTTGGATGGAACTCCATATCAATTAAGAGGTAGTACTCAAATGTTCGATCCATTGGATCGAACACACGACCTTTTTAATTTGTGGGATCAGGAAGCGATCAAGAGAGGTGGATCTCCGATTTATTATTATGAAGTAATTATTACTAAAGATATGATTGACCCAATTTATTTGGAAGCGAGAAATAAATTATTTTCAAATAATCCTGTTGAGTTGTGGTGTACTTATGAGCCTATACCTTCACAGAACTTATTGAATCAGTTTGGAATTGATGCTCCAGATGAAATGAAGTTTGAACTTAATTATCGTGCTGTTTTGCAAAATGTAGGACATCCTCCTAAAATTGGTTCGAGATTGTTTACTCCACATCTTAGAGAAAACTGGGTTGTTATTCAAAGAAACTTAGGTGAATTCAAGATGTGGGGAGCTTTGAGATTGGAATTAATTTGTCAGAGATTCCAAGAAGATGTTGTTACTGGAGAAGGTAAGGTTACAGAAAAACAACCTGATATTAAAATTAAAATTGTTTAAGGAAATATTATGAAGTCTTTCTATGAGTTTTATCTTCATATTCAAAGAGAAGCAGCGACAACAACAACCAGTTATTCTTCCTCTATCGTCACAGGAAATCCAACAAATAATCCAGATATGCAAAGAAAACTTGATATTATGAAAAGAATGGAAGACCCGAATTGGGACCCTAATAAGGAAGCACAAAGAAAAGCACCAGCAGCACAAGCACAAAGACAAGCACCAACAACACCAACAGCGCCAGCAAAAACAGCACCAACGGGAATGGATGTTCAAAAAACATTATCTGCAAAAACAGATCAAGAATTTTGGAATGCATTGGGACCAAAAATGCAAAAATCGATAGTTGATTATACTAAGTCTGGTAGATCACAAGAAATAGAAAAAAAATGGACTGATAATTATAAAAATTATCCCAATGCAGTCGTAGTATTAAAGCGAATGTTTGCATCAGTAGCAAGAAAATATGCCCCAAACAATGCAACGAATGCAAATAATGCTTCCTCGCAACAAAAAGCACAACAACAAGCAGCGCCACAACAACAAGCAGCGCCACAACAACAAGCAGTGCCACAACAAGCAACACCGACCAATCAAAGAAATTCATTCTTAAATCGAGCAGCGAATATGATTGGATTAGGCAGAAAAAAATAAAAATTACATCAATAAATCATAATTATTAGATATGGTCAATAAGTATATGGTCAAAAACATTGGAATTGAATTTAAAGAGGTGATATATGAAATCTTTCTATGAGTTTTATCTTCAGATTCAAAGAGAAGCGGCAACGGCCCCTGCTGCCCCTGCTGCTGCTGGTGCTGCTCCTGCGGCTGCTCCTGCTGCTGGTGCCGCTCCTGCTGCTGGTGCTGCCCCTGCTGCTGGTGCGGCTCCTGCGGCTCCTGCTGCTGCTGGCACAGCGAAGCCTGTTCCTCCACAAGACCCGGGAGTTGCTGCTTTCATAACTGCTGTTGGCAAAAACACAAAGGTTTATCAGGATGCATTGTCCCAAATTAAAGATCCTAAGTTGAAGCCAGCGGCAGATGCGATATCTGCTCTTCTTAATCCTCCAAAATAAAATTTTGTCTTTTGAATAAATTTGGCTTATGAATTTTTGAGAAGTAGCAAAGAGGAAATTTAGGCTTTTGAAAAGAAGTCACAGGTTCACCTGCGATATAGGGGATGAATCTTTGGCTTCTTTTTTTAATTTTATATGATTTCATTTTTTGCCTTTTTGGGGAAAAATATTTTTTTCTTGGTTATTTTTTTACATTTTTCATAAACTTTTTGATTTGTTTTTTCTAAAAATTGTTTGACCCCATCGTTTCCTTTTCTGGTATAAATTTTATTAAGCACTTTATATTTATCATCAAAGTTATTTCCTTTGTGGTCATGCCAATTGTTTTCAACAAATTCTTTACAATTTTTGTTGATTGATTCTTCTGCATTAACTCGTGCAAAAATTTCAGAAGATGTCATTGGATTTATCTCATAAAAAACTTTTCTAGGCAAGATTAATATTTGTGCATATGGTTCATCTTTTCTAAAGATATAAGTTTGTTCTGGCATTGGGTTTTTAAAAACAACAAAAAATATTTTTGGCCACATGCTGGTATTTATATGGCCGGGTATTACCAATGGCACAGTATAGGTGTGATCAGTGTAGTATTTTGGATGTGGTTCGATGCGAAGAATATAATTGTCTGGAACTTGAATATCGAGACATGAAGTCATTCCGAAGTGTCCCGGTGCAAAACTTGAAAAAGGTGGAAGAAGCACACTGGGAAAAGATTTATTTTCAATGGTAAAATCACCTAAAAAATTTACTTGATTGTTAATCATTTTCACATGGCACTCTGTATTAAAAGAATACAGAAGCTCTAATCCATATGTAGATCCTTCAACGAAAGGGACGCAATGCCAAGGTTGTGGAATATCGCCTTCTTTATGTTCATTTGGTTCGCCAGACCATCCCGGTATTTGCAAACGAATAGGTTTGGGAGGCTGTCCTTGATACCAAGACCTGTATTTTACCAATATTTTTTCCACAATTTCACCTCGAATGAATAATTAGAACAGGAGTTAAAAATGAATCCAGACGCAGGAAATCATCAACAAAGACCACTAGATCAATGCAATGACGTTGGTGGTTTGCCTGATCCAAACCTTGATCAATCGCCTCCATATTGCGAACCAGATTATAGCAGCAATTTGAGAAAAATCAATGATGACAGCATGAATTGGCTGAAAGACCAATCCATGAAAAAAACAGGTTTTGGTGCAAAATCTGATGGCGATCCTATGCAGCGTGGTAAAATTCTGAATGATCCTGACAATCCCGACAAAACAATTTTGTATCGATATTCAAAATCTTTGCGTGGCAACGATGAAGCCATGCTTGATATGTTTAGAAACGTGGTTGTAATTGATGAAGATGGTAAAGCTTGGCCGATTCCAATTATGCTTGGCCCTCCAGAAAAAGCTGTTGCTGCCATGATTCAAGAAAATGTTCGCAAAGATGAAACATTGGTTGTTAATAGATTACGCCTTCCAATGATGGCGCTTACACAATCAGGCATTGAGTATGATTTAAATCGTTACACATATCACAAGGCATTGAATTTATTTAGAAACGAGCTAGGAAAACCCAGCATAACAATTAGCGAAAAGTATAACAAAGACACAATTCTTGGTTTTGCTAGAGGCATACCAGTGAACATGACTTATACATTGACTGCTTGGACAATGTACAGAGAAGATATGAATCAAATAATAGAGCAAATAATGACAAAATTTAGTCAAGTTGCATACATAACAGTGACTGGTGTACAGTGGGAAGTAATTGTTAAGTTGGACTCAATTGCAAATAATTTAAATAATGAGCCGGGAGATCAGCAAATTAGAGTAATTAAATACGAATTTAATATGACGGCGCAAACATATATACCGCAGCCAATTGAAAGAAAGAAGGCCGTCCTCAAAATGAAGATTGACTTTGTTGATGGTCTAAAAGAAGAAGAAATAACAGAAGTTTTGATGAGAATTGAACAGTCAGTAAAGGAACTAGAATGCTAGAAATAACGAATAGAAAAAGACACCCAGTGCAATTGATCATTAGGTCTAGGAGAGCCACTAAGTCTTTCACAACTTTGAATCTACCGGGAGTTGGTAAAGGAAAAAATATTTTAGTTTTGGAAGATGAAAGATCAACACCATATATAGATAGAGCAGAAAAAGATGGATTAATTTCCATAAGGCAAATAACAAACAAGTTACGAAAGGGAGAATAAGACTATGGCGATTCTTAAAGGTTTTCCACCATCTAATACAATCAGCCCAAGTGTTAGAATTGCTGAAAAAGACTTGAGCTTCATCGCACCTGAACAGTCAACGCATACAGCAGGATTGGTTGGATTTGCCTCTAAAGGCCCAATCAATCTTCCTATTGCGATTGCTACTTCACGTCAGTTGCACACTATTTTCGGAAATCCACATCCAGATGTAGGTGATCCTTTCCTCATTTATGCAGCCGATCAGTATCTTCTTGTAGCTAACACTCTTTATGTAGTGCGTGTTGCAGATACCGATCCAGTAAGTGATGAGCAGGCATTGACCGCTAGCGTTGATGTTCCAGCAGCAGGTACAATAATTGAAATTCAGTCAGCGACTGCTGGCCCTTACACTTTTGACGAAGACTCATTCTTCCGTTGGAAGCTTAACGGCGAACTTTCAACTAAGACATTGGTTGTTCTTGCTGACACTTACACAACTGAGGAACTTGAAACGGCTTTGAATGATCAGTTGGATTTTCAGAATGATGGTATCGAATTTTATACTTACACTGATTCACCCGATGATTTCATTGGAGTTAAAACCGTTTGGGCCTATGGATCTAGTTCCAGCCTTGAACTGGTTTCAATTCAAAATGCAATTTACGGTGGCGAGGTTGACGATAGTTCCGATCTGACAGATGGTGACATTCGTAACAACCCTACTGGTCTTGGCACAGGCATGACCCGTGCTATAGTAACAGGTGTTAATGATCGTTGGCCAACCAATGGTTATCAGACTGTTGGAAACTATGATTTTGCAGGTTTAGTTG